CCTTACAGATATAATGGCAGAAGCACGTGTACCTTGGTTTTGTCCTGATTGTAATAAAGTGATGAAGAGAAAACTTGATGATAAAATGTGGAGAATATATGGTCATTGTTTCAATTGTCAAGTTACTATTGAAAATAAATTAAGAATTACTGGTGAATATGATGATTGGGCCGAGAAGAAGGTATTGAATAATCAAAAATCATATTTATTAGAACAAATACAAAGTATATCAGACTGGAAAAACCAAGATGATATAACTTTTTTAAATCAGAACCGACCAGATGGTTCGGGAGTAACCAAGGAAACTTGGAAAGTTGATAAAAAGAAAAATATGAAAATAGCTACAGAAGCTATAGATAATTTAAGTGAATTAGTTTCTAAAATTGACGAAAAGTTAGTTAATTTAGAAAACAAATATTTATAATTAGGAGTTAATGATGCCAATAACAAGTGAGTCTGAACTTAAAACTAAAATTCAAACTATTGCTGCTACTAAAGCGGCATATAGGTCAACAGCTATTCAAGCCGATGTAGCAACTATGTTGCGAGCAGAAGTTAGTGATTTGGAATCGGCTTCCGCCGATGCTTCGTTGATATCAATGACCAATGGTTATCTTAGTAGAGTAGAAACACACTATTCACAATCAATTAATAAGTTAACTTAATAGGAGAAATTAAATGGGAGCGTATGAACAATCAAGTCATAGTCGTCCTGCAGTAGTAACTAATGCTGGTAAGTATAATAGAGTACAAACAGTTGCCGCGACATCAACATTTGAACCAACTGGTTCAAATATGGGTAAAGCGTTTATTATTGGTACTGGTACAGCATATAAAATCTATGGTTCTAATGGTGGAACTGTTAGTGGCTCAGATGGTACTGTAGCGGCAGGACACGTAATAGAACTGGGTGTAAAAAAAGTAGAAACTGGTGCTTCAACGGTGGTTTACATACTTAGTTAATGTCACAAACTGATTTTAAAACTTTAGTTAGGTCGGAGTACGTAAAATGTGCTAAAGACTCTGTATACTTTATGAAGAAGTATTGTCTGATACAGCACCCAATCAAAGGTAAAATACCATTCCAATTGTGGGATTTCCAAGAAAGGACATTAAAAAACTTTAAAGATAATAGACTTAGTGTTATTTTAAAGGCTCGTCAGTTGGGATTATCAACATTGACTGCTGGATATTCACTTTGGTTAATGACATTTCATCAAGATAAAAATATTCTTGTTATTGCTACAAAACAAGATACTGCTAAAAATCTTGTTACTAAAGTAAGAGTAATGCACGCTAATTTACCATCTTGGTTGAGACAAAATTGTGTTGAGGATAATAAACTTTCTCTCAGATATAAAAATGGGTCACAAGTTAAAGCTGTAGCAAGTTCGGAAGAAGCTGGTCGTTCAGAAGCTCTATCATTATTAGTACTTGATGAGGCCGCTTTCATTGATAAGATTGATACGATATGGGCAGCCGCTTCACAAACACTATCCACGGGTGGCCAATGTATTGCATTGTCTACGCCCAATGGTGTTGGTAATTGGTTCCATAGAACTTGGATGGATGCAGAAGATGGTATAAATGGATGGAACTTTATAAAGTTACATTGGACAATACATCCCGAAAGAGGTGAAGAGTGGAGAAAGAATCAAGATTTATTATTAGGGCCTTCATTAGCAGCTCAAGAGTGTGATTGTAGTTTTATAACATCGGGTCAAACCGTAATTGATGGTCTTATAATAGAAGATTATAGAGAAACTCAAGTAAAAGACCCAATTGAAAAACGAGGATTTGATTCTAATTTGTGGATATGGGAATATCCAGATTATTCTAAGGATTATGTAGTTAGTGCAGATGTTAGTAGAGGTGATGGTTCTGATTTTTCTGCGTTTCATGTACTTGATATTGAACAAATGAAACAAGTTGCCGAATATAAAGGTAAAATTGGTACTAAAGATTTTGGTAATATGTGTGTTAGTATAGCTACAGAATATAATAAAGCATTATTAATCGTGGAAAACAATAATATTGGTTGGTCTGCGATACAAACTATAATAGATTCAGAATATCCGAATCTATTTTATACATCAAAAGATTTAATGTATGTTGATACCGCCAAACAGATTTCAAATAGGTATAGAAGTTCAGATAGAAATATGGTGCCTGGATTTAGTATGACACAAAAGACAAGACCACTTGTTATTGCTAAATTAGATGAATATTTTAGAGAAAAATCTGTAATGATACAGTCACAAAGGTTAATTGATGAACTTTTTGTGTTTATATATAAGAATAGTAAAGCTGAAGCCATGGTAGGGTACAATGATGACCTTGTTATGAGTTTAGCAATAGGACTTTGGGTTCGAGATACGGCACTACGATTAAGAGCCGAAGGTATGGAGTTGACAAAACGTTCATTTGATTATTTTCAATCTCATCACGCTATCTATGACAACAATAAAAATGAAAACGATTCTTGGAAAATGGACGTATCCAATAGTGATAAAGAAGATTTAACTTGGTTAATTAAATAAAGAGGTAAAAAATGGCCGATAAGAGTTTAAGAGGAAGATTAAAAAGATTATTTTCAACCAACGTGATTGTAAGACACGCTGGTGGGAAACAATTAAAAGTAGCCGATACTAATAAGGTACAAGCCGTATCAACTTTAGCCGATAGGTATACAAAGTTATATAGTGGTATGGCACCATATGGTTTGGCAAGACAAAAAGCCACCTCAGATAGAGGCCAACGAGTTGGTCTATTTGCCGATTATGAATCAATGGATAGTGATTCCATTTTATCATCAGCACTCGATATTTATGCAGATGAATCAACAATGCGGTCTGAATATGGTGATATGTTACAGATACGTTCAGATGATGATAATATTCACGATATATTACACAATCTTTTTTATGATGTAATAAATATCGAGTTTAATTTATGGCCATGGATTCGTAATATGTGTAAGTATGGTGATTTCTTTTTGAAATTGGAGATTGCCGAAAAGTATGGTATTACAAATGTAACACCATTATCACCTTATATAGTTTCAAGGATAGAAGGAGATGACCCAGTTAATCCACATTATGTGAAGTTTCTTGTTGAAGATGAAGAAAATAAATACACAACGTCACCAAGTAGACAACTGGAAACAGAATTAGAAAATTATGAAGTTGGCCACTTTAGATTATTGTCAGATAGTAATATGTTACCTTATGGTAAGTCTATGGTTGAAGGTGCTCGTAAAGTTTGGAAACAATTAACTCTTATGGAAGATGCTATGTTAATACATCGTATCATGAGAGCACCAGAAAAACGAGTTTTTAAGATTGATATTGGAAATATACCACCAAATGAAGTTGATAACTATATGCAACGAATCATTAATAAGATGAAGAAAGCTCCAGTTATTGATAAAGATACTGGTGATTACAATTTAAAGTATAATGTCCAAAATATAACAGAAGATTTTTTCTTACCAGTTCGTGGTGGTGATAGTGGTACGGAGATTGATACGGCCGCTGGATTGACATTTGAAGCTGTAGAAGATATCGAATATTTAAGAAACAAAATGTTAGCCGCTTTAAAGATACCTAAAGCTTTCTTGGGATACGAAGATGAAGTTAATGCTAAAGCAACTTTAGCGGCAGAAGATGTGAGATTCGCTCGTACCATTGAACGGATTCAAAGAATTGTTGTTAGTGAATTACAAAAGATTGCTATTGTTCATTTATATTCACAAGGATTTTGTGATGCAGACCTTGTTAATTTTGAACTATCACTTACAAATCCATCAATGATATATGAACAAGAAAAACTTGAATTGTGGTCTACAAAAGTTGACTTAGCATCTACTATGAAAGATAATAAGTTACTATCAACAGAATATGTTTATGAAAACATTTTTGGTTTTACTGCACAAGAAAAAAATGATGTAAGAAAACAAATTATTGATGACCAAAAACGAGAGTTTAGGTATGTATCCATTGCAGATGAAGGAGCCGACCCAGCGGCACCAGGTGGTTCTGGTGAAGATGAATATGGTGAAGATGATATGTATTCACCACAAAAAACTGATTATTACGCAGATAGGGATAAAAAGAAGAAGAAAAAACAAGAAAACGAACTTGGGCCAGAAGGTGGTTCTCCACCAGGCGGACATGATGGAGCAGGTAGACCAAAACGACCACCTAAATTTGGTAAAGATGGTTCTGCTAGAGGAAGAGACCCACTTGGTGCACATGACATGAAAAAAGGTGGTAAATCATTAGCATTAGCACATTTAGATAGACTTAAAAAGTCTATGGGAAAAAAAGATATTAAGTTGATTAATGAAACTAATACTGTAGAAGAAGAGTATAAACGTGAAGTTAATGGTACTTTAAATAACGATAAATAAACTTCTTTAATATTTATATTAGAGAAACTATATATAAACTATGGAGCTTAAAATGGGTTCAACAAAACATTTAAAGATAAAGAATACAGGAATTCTTTTTGAATTGCTAACAAGGCAGATTACAGCCGACGTACTAAATAACAAAAAGGATTCTATCGCTATTAAAACTATGAAAAAGTATTTTAGCGAAAATTCCGAACTTGGAAAGGAATTAGAACTTTATAATGTTTTAATGAACGAAAAATTTAATTCCGAAACACACGCGGAAAAATTAATTGAAGCTGTAGTTAAATCAAGACAAAGATTATCTAATAAAAAATTAAAGTTAGAAAAATATGAATTGATAAAGGATATAAAGGAATCATATGATATAGTTAATTTCTTTTCGTCACGTATACCCAACTATAAAGTTTTTGCGTCTGTATATAAATTGTTTGATTATACTACAAATCAACATAGGAATGACCCAACCGATGAAGTACGTAATAAGTATGCTATTGTTGAACATATTATAAACAAACGAGTTGATAGTTCGGTGAAAACAAATAAAATAATCGAAACTTATAAGAAACAAGAAAAAGATTTAAGATTGTTGACATATTCAATGTTAGTTGATAAGTTCAACAATAAATACTCAGATTTAAATGAACAACAAAAGGTGTTACTACAGAAATACATACAAAATATTTCTAATACTAACTCTTTACGTGAGTTTATTAATGATGAGATTACAAGAATTAATAAAAAATTAAAAAATAACATAAAATCTGTTGATGATAAAGTTACTGTAATTAAATTAAAAGAAGCTATAACTTTAACTAAAAATTTGACGAATCATAGAGTTGTTAAGGATAGTGATGTTGTCAATTTGATGAGATATTATGAATTAGTTGAAGAGATAACGAATGTCACTTCAAGGAAATAATTTAGAAGAACTTCGTAAATTTATTAGAAATATTGTAATAAAAGAATTAAACGAAGCTACTACAACAGGTGAAATTGACGGGGGTGAAGGCCCACCATCAACTCCTTATTGGGTAGCAAACGACAAGGTAAAGAAGAAGAAAACTGGTTACGGTGGTGGACATAAAAAACCAACTTTGTTGGGGATGATGTTAGCTATAGACCCAAAGTTAAGAAAAACTTCTTGAATTTTATAATGTCTATGTCGTGGAAAGAAAGCGGCCTACACTTTTTACATAGATTACGTAGTTTATCTAATTTGAAAGAGAGATGGGTCATTGAAAGAACTAAAATTAAAGGTCAAGAACCAAGTAAAGTAGAAACTTTACAATTTCTTGATAAGTGGATAAAAATGTTAAATAAAATGAGAGAAGAAATTCTCAAAAGTAGGAGTTAACTTGTGAAACGATTCAAAATAAAAGAAGTCCATCGTTGGTTAAATCAACTACCAGAAAATAAATGGAGAAAAATTTATAAGGTAGATGCTAAAAGAGTAGCTCATTTTATCAATCATGGTGGTAATGTAGAATTACCATCTACTTTAAAAAGAAAGTTCGGAGATTCTGGATTTGTTAGAGAAAAAAAACTAGCTAAAGGATTTCTTTTAGATAAAATAGAAGAAAAGAAACAAAATGAATCCATAAACGAAAGTGGTCTTATGTATAGAGCGGGTGTAAAGAGATATGGTAAAGAAGGAATGACCAAAATACAAGCAGCCGCTGGTAGTGGAGCTGGACACGCCGAAATAGGTGCAATTAAAGACAAATATGATAAAAAGAGGAAGGGGAAAAAAGAATCCGTAGATGAAGGTCAAAAAAGAGATTATGAAAAAGCTTATACAACGTTTTATAATGCGTATAAAAACTTTGCAAACGCGTCTATGGATGTAGCTAAAGAATCTACTAAGATAAGTGGTGATAAAACAGACCAAAAAATTATTTTAAAGAATTTTAAAAAACACGTTATACCATTTATAGGATTAATGAGTAGTTGGAATAAAGGACATCAAAAGAATCCACATTTAGATGAATCCGTAAA